TGCGCCTGAAGGAAAGTCAGCACGCAATTCTGTCTCGTTAAACTTAACGCCCGGCACGACGCCGGCATAATTCTTGAGATAGTCCCAGGTAATTGACTTGGCCATGACCCTATTCGGGGCAATGTAGCTGTAGCGGCCGTTACCGGACGTATCCTCGAGGGCCAGCCGCAAGAGATGGTTGATGGCCATCACAGTCTTGCCAAAGCGCCGATGCGTCACAACGACGCTCCAGCGATGCTCTCGGAGCTGCCTGTGCAGGGCTGCCTGGAGAGGCCTGGGCTTGTACGGGATGACTATGCGCATAAGAGCCTGTGTGCGTGTGCGGGGCCACCTCGCCCGAGAGTAATACGATACTGTACGGCAGCCCGATCTCTTGGGGGTATAGGGGGGTCGCCGCCCTCATTTCACTTATATTTATCAATGGCTTAGCATATCGATATTCTCTGGCTGGCTGGCAGAATATCAATGACCTTCAGGTGCTGTACCTGACGAGAATGCTTTCATTTCAATGACTTGACTGGCATAACCCACAGCCAACCCACACTTCGCTGCTCGATCGGCGTGCTGCCTACTGCCAAGTCCCTGCAATATCAATGACTTAGCTCAGATATACTTAGCATGCTAACCATTAGCTTGCTACCTATCCATGCGCGAGGACAAGCCGCTGTCTGTCTTGTAATATGCCCGCCGCGCATCCAGCTCTCTCTTCTCTTCGCTGCTCAACAGCTATCACTGGCTGCAAGCTGCGCTCACTCTGGCGTTGCGTCGATGACCTTGGCTGTGTCGCCGGGCTGCTCGTCTTCGCCTTCCCAGGCAAAGACAACCCTGCCTTTCATGTTTGCAGGCATCGTTGCGCTAACCCTGACTGCATCGCTGCGGCTCTTCATCGATGAGCCGGCGAGCTGCGCCAAGGCTTGGACCTTGAGCTTGTAGGCATTCGTCTTGCGTGGATCGTCCTGCAATGCCTCTTCAGCAGTCTCGAGCATCTGATCGCCAAAGAACTCCTGCTGTAGCAACCGGGCTTGATCGTACATTGCGGCCAGCTCGCTTTGCAGCTCGGTAGCGCCTTCCTGCCGGCCGGCTGCGACTTGTCTAACCACCGAGCGCATGCCCGGCAGTGCCTCGTCTCGACATATCTTAGTGAGAGTGCTGCCAGCTACGAGGCGATCGCAGATGTCCTGCATCGCTCGCTTGGTCAGCGTGCGGCTAGCGGCCACTAAGCCGCCTGGACAGGGAACTGTGCATCATACAATTTTTATTACGTTTTTCAGGTCATTCAGTCAAGCGTGCCGTTGTCAAGTGTCAGCTCTGGACAGAAAACCGGGCCGGAGTTGCCACTTATATCGTTGCTTATGTCGATTAGCTATTGCATATATGCAATGGATCACTATATAAGAAGGTGACGGGCAATGATGCCGGTCACAGACAGGAGAGAGACATGACCGACCTGACAACCCATGAAATCACCGTCTTGAATGGCATCGCCTATCACGAGATGCAGCCAGCCAATGGGCAAAAGCCGTCCGCAGAGAATGGTTATGGCTGGTTCGACGTACAAGTTTGGAATTGGCCGGAAGATTTCGCCGACGACCTCACCGCCAGTCAGGTCAAAGGCGTGATGACCAGCTTAGTCAAAAAAGACCTCATCGTAATTGATGAGGCCGGTACGGAAGACGCCAGGGTCTCGTTTACTGAAGCCGGATACGAAGAATGGCAAGTAAACGACGATAATAGGAGTAGCTAGCCACAGAGCGCCACTGACGCGCATCAGCCTCTCAGAGTAGTGACACAGCCGGGAGGGCCAAGTTAGGCCCTCCCGTCCTTACATGGGCTCTATAGGACTAAAATGACCTTGAGGTTGTTGCTTATAAGCGCCGGCAACGACGATTTGCTCGAGACATTGCTTATACCGACGCTTGACCGTCCGGCGATCGCAATGGAAACGCTTAGCCAAGTCGGACCAAGCCGGGCCTCGAGCCCGAAATGCGGCCGAGAACGCCGCCGCCCAGACCAACCGGCGTGCCGGCACCGGCAGGATAAGCACCGCGCCGAGCGCCCAATCTAGCTTTGTGATCTGCTCCGGCGAGGCCACAAAGCGCGGCGGTAGCGCGTCGAGGTAACTATATGCCGACCACTCGCTCGGATACTCGGGCCAGCAGACAAAGCGTGGTTTCCGCACCGCAGGCATCAGCGACAGCTCTGTCCGAGTCGCCTCGATCAGCAGCTCGTTCAGCTCGTCAACGGTCATGGATCAACTACACCACACCGATTAAAGCGGCATTTGATCGGCTAGTGCGATCTCATACTGCTCGGAAGATTTTGGGTTTCGCTTTGCGCGCTTAATCATTGCTTGGTTGTAATCGGCAAACGCTGCCGCTTTCCAAATCCATCTGTTTGTCCATCGCGCGACTTCGCGCAATTGGCTTAGCGTCCAGTCGTGGCGCACCGCTGGCTTTTTGTGTAGCGCATTCAGCTTGATGAAGGGCTGGGCGTGCGGATCGCCGCCCAAGTCAATAACCTTTTGTATTCGCTCCAGGCACATGGCCTTTGGCTCATTGCCGATCAAAACGTAGACGCGCTTCCACTTCCTCGGAACATCGGCCAGCATTCTGAGACATCGCTCAACATGCGGTCCATCTCCCTCGTCATCATAAGCAAAACGCCACGGGCCTTTGTTGATGACGCGCCAACGATGCCAAACTTCGGGCGTAAAAGTGCGTGGCTCAAATCCCGAGTTGGCGTCAAGCAACGGGACATTCTCTGCAAGGTAGCGCTCAACAATGTGGTCTTGGTATTCGGCTGGCAAGGCCGATAAGTTATTGTCGCAGAGGATCGGCCTCACAGGGAAGTCGGGCAAAACGGTAAAATCCTTGCCTTCCATCTTCGGCACAATGCAAAACCAGCACCCGACAGGACAACCACGGCTCGCAAACGTCGCCATTGGATTGTGACGGCGCACAGTGTCTGGGAGATCGCCGCCGACCTCGGCTACGTCGGCAAGATACGTTTTGCGAGTAAATACTCCCGGCCCACCGGCTCGAACCTTATAGCCCTGCGCGTGCCACCAAATGGCGCGCTGATATGCAGCGTCGAGGTGCCATGTGAACACGATTGAAAGGAACGCCGTGTCTCCTTCAGTCCACTCGACAACGCCCTTAGTCCAGCTTGATCTGGCGACGTTCATTGCCGCCGCTGCCAATCGAGGAGATGCGCTGTGATCAAGTCCTCGTCATCGATCTTGTCGCGCTGCCGCAGATAGGTCTCACGGTTCGATCGCGAGAGCGTTGCCAGGAAATCCTGCTCGGCGCGGTCCTGCCTCGATGGCCGGCGGCCCTGCGCAACGGCGCGGTAATTCGAGTTGGACATCGCGGTCGTGCGTTTGATCAGTTTCTGAACGTCACGACGCATAGCTAAGCTCTTCTTAGCTTAGCTTAGTATAGTAGGGATTAGTTTTTTTGCTTAGCTGCATAGCTATGCTGCCGGGCCAGGGAGCGATGAGCCAGAGCTGCTGCTCATTGCGCAGCTTGACGACGATCTCGCGATGCTCCGAGGTAAAGCGCGAGGCCATCATTATCTCGCCCTTGTCGGCCAACGCCTGGGCCTCGCCGACCTCGAGCCGCTTGAGCCGCTGCCATAAAATGCCGCCCTTCAACTTACGCCTCGGCGGTCTCGAGCATTTCGCGATTGCGTGCCACGTCATATCAACTCAACCTCCTAGCCATTTGGCTGCGATTGCCTGGACGACGCCATCGCCGCCCTCATACTCGAGCGGCAGCTCCTCATCGATCAAGGCGTACATCTGCCGATGACTTAATCCCTGCGACCGGAGCCATCGGTAATGCTCGATCGCGACCGACTCGGCGGTGGCTATGGCGTCAGTCATCTGGCTTGCCGTGACCAAAGGGCGGGCAAACGGTGATGGCATTACTCTTCAGCCAGTCTTCGACCGCCAGCCGATCTCGCTCGCCGCTGCTGCCATGCGCCTCGATCCAGCGTTCCATGCGCCGCTTGCGGGCAAACATTCGATACATGCCCGCCTTGTTGTGTTTGTTGTTCTCGAGCCAACTACGCGGCATCCTGCGTAGCCTCTGCGATCGCCCAGGCGATCTGCGCCTTGGCCGCATCTTCGCGTAGGGCAATCAAGGGGTGCAGGAAATTGCGCACCTGACCCAGGTTCTTGACGATAGCGACGTGCTGGCCGGCGGCGAGCAGCTCGACATGACGCGCCGCCTGCTCGATCGATACCTTGCCGGCGGCAGACTTCACCTCGAGGAACAGGCCGGCGGGCTGCGTCTCGGCGCGCCAATAGGGCAACGGGACAAAGATTTCGATGTCCGGCCAGCCCCACTTAGTGCCGAGCGCCTTGAGCTTAGTCTTGAAGTTAACGTGCCGCTTACCCTCGTTCGGGCTGTGATGCAGGATGGCGTCGGGCGGCAGTGCGGCATTGAGCCACACGACTATCTGGCGGTGGATCGTGTCTTCGTTGACGGTCTTTTTCTTATTCTTACGCGCCATCTTCTAGGTATGTTTCGACAGCCCTATTGAGCCGCAAGATCGAGCGATAATTCGGCATCACCGCGCCGCGCCGCCAGCGCCATGTCGTCGTGCTGGCGATGCCGGCGCGCTCGAGCAGCTCCTTTTCGGGCAGCCCGGCGCGTTCGCTGCGTGCAATGATTTGTTCGTAGTCGGTGATTAGGTCCATAAAAGACGCTTATAATTTATTTGTTGCGTATTCGCAACAAAGAGAATACAAACCGGGATCGACTGCATTGTTGCAACCGACGCGGAGGAAAGATATGTTACGCGAAGTCGTTCTAGGGAATGTTGCACAAAACGCCGGGGACAAAATGCCAACCGACGAAATAAAACGCATTAGTGACAGCATTGCTGAACTTGTCGCCGAAAAGAGAATTTCGCTGACAGAAATTGCCGACCTTGCCGGGGTCGCGCCAAGCACGATCGCTTCGCTCGCCAATCCCGACGGCGCACGCGGGAGCAATCCCCGCGCTTCGACGCTCAAGAAAATAAAAGACGCATACCCCAGCTTCATGTCTCAGGGCGAGTACGTCGAGACGCAGATCACAGGACATTGTTACTTCGGAAAAGTAAATCCGCCAAGGGCGATGGAGTCGTCCAGCGTGGCGTTAAGGACTTCCGGCATGATGGACTTTGGCACGATGGGCATTGTCGTCGTCAAGCGCACAAGCGCGCCGCGAGCCCAGTCTGTTTTTGAGGGCGCATATTTTTTCCACAAGAAATCTCCCGCCGACGCGGTGAACCCCGAGGACGCGCTGGGCCAATTCTGCGTCGTCTATGAACGGCGCGACGACGAGGTCGCTGCCGGCGGGGTCTGGCTCGGCGTGTTGGAAAAGCGTCCAGGCACCGACGATTATGTCATGGTCAGCGTTGGCGGCGACGGTGAGCAAGCCAACACCGTGAAAAACCCGCTGATTATTGCGCCCAAGGTTGCTCGCGGTCTTAACATTGAATGGGTCATGCCCGTGCATGGCATCTGGATGAAAGCTCAATTGGACGCATTCCGCGCGAAGGAAGATGACGAGTTTGGCGGCGGCATCTGAGCCGCTGCCCCTTTTTTTGACCCATTCGTTGCATATAACGACTGAGAAAATTATGAAAATCTATGACGACAGAATTTTACGTTTTATGCAATCGCCGCACTGGAGCGCATCGGCATGCAACCAACCAACCGATCTATGGGCCTTTAAATACATTTACCTTGGCGAGCGCCGAAAAACGCTGG